GAGTGGGACAACGATTTAGGAGTGGCCTGGTTTATTCCAAGAGAAGTGATCCCAAAGAAAACAAAGAATGGTAAAACATATTGGATTCTTAAAGTGATTGATGACACTTCAACTGTTACTTCAATTAAGTGTTGGGGCGTTAATCCAGAGCGGGATGAAATATATTTAAATCACCCGTATATGAGTAAACTTGATTATGATGAGCAGTGGGGGTTTAGCACTCGCTCAATTAAATATAATTTTAGGATGTTAGCCTAATTAAGATAGGAAGATAAATGAGCTTTTCTAGAAAACTGCGGCGTAAGCGCGCAAACAAATTAAAAAAGAATGCTGAAAAAGAGATGGCAACAAAAATTGCACTTTTTGGGAAAATTGCTTCAAATTGTTTGACATGCGAAGAACCTTTTGATAAAATGAACAAAGAGCATGTAATGTCATGGAGTGTTGTTGTGCGAGAAAAAGAAGAAAAAGTAAATCTCTATTGCCCAGAGTGCTGGGAAAGAGCAAAACTAGTTATAGAAGACTTTAAAAAACACTTGGAGAAAAAAAATGATTCTTGAATATAGTAAAGTTCGGCCTGATGTAGAGGATCCGTCCCGGGCAAACCCAAGCGACGCGGGACTGGATGTATATTACAGCCCAGCCAACGGGAGTGAGGTTTGGATTGATCCTTCTTTTAGTGAGCGCCTTCAAACTGGTTTAAAATTTGGTATTCCTCATGGTTATATGTTACAAGTTATGAACCGATCGAGCATCGCCGCCAAAAGAGATCTCGTCGTCGGCGCACATGTTGTTGATTCGGGATACGATGGAGAAGTTTTTGTTGATTTACATAATATAGGCAATATGACCCAAATTATAAGTCCGGGCGATAAAATAGCACAGGTTGTTTTGGTGCCAGTCATCCACTTCAGAATAAGTGAAGTGGATGAAGAAGACCTTTATGAGGAGTATCCCATTGCTTTATCTAATCGTGGAAGCGCCGCGCTAGGGAGTACCGATGATGCCGATGATTACGATGATTATGAAGACGAGGATGAAGATGAAGGTGAGGGCTGGGAAGATGAAGAATAAAAACAGCGTCTTGGCCGGCCATGATTTTGGGTTTGGAACTGTCGGAGAAGATCCTATTTTTACACAGGGCGATGCCGCGGCGGATCTCGCACGTATTAACGGGACTGCTATAACTGTTATTACAGGAGAGGAGAATTGCGGCATGGAAAAGAAAAAGAAAGGATGTAAGAAGTGCGGGAAGGAAAAGAGCGCGGAGACAATTATCCCTGAAAAAGTCAACAGCCCCCCTCATTATAACATTGGGAAAATCGAAGTTATCGACGCCATTGAAGATTGGCATCTTGGGTTCAATGATGGGAATGCAATTAAATATATTGCTAGACACCAATATAAGGGGAATTCCATACAAGATATTGAAAAAGCGATTTGGTATCTCCAAAGATCTTTAGCCAGCTTGAAGAAAGCGGAGGGCAAATGAACTTTAAAAATTTTAGGGAGACCCTATCATTTGATGATGTTCTTCTTGTACCTCAATACAGCGATATTGAAAGTCGATCACAGGTAGACACAAGTAGCAGGCTAGGTCCGGATCTTAATTTTTCGCTTCCTGTTATTTCTAGCCCCATGGACACCATTACAGAAAAGTCAATGGTTGAAGCCCTTCATAAAGGTGGCGGTTTAGGTATTGTTCATAGATATAATTCGATTAATGAGCAAGCCAATATTGTTAAAGCTGTTCGGGAGACTAATAAAGATATTCCAGTGGCAATTGCCGTTGGCGCCTCTGGGGATTATCTTGATCGCGCTGAGAGAAACATCCGTTTAGGTATAAAAATATTATGCATTGATACGGCGCATGGTCATCATTTGGCAATGGAACGCGCCGTAAAGACTCTAAAAGACAATTATGGAAGCACCATCCATATCATGGCTGGGAATGTGGCAACACTGGAGGGATTTAATAGTCTTGCTGAATGGGGCGCAGATAGCATTCGTGTAGGGATTGGAGGGGGTAGCATATGCTCCACTCGTCTTGTGAGCGGCCATGGCATGCCCACTCTAGAAAGTATTATAGACTGTGCCCAAACCGGATATTCAGCAAAGATTATTGCTGATGGCGGAATTAAAACAAGCGGAGACATTGTAAAAGCACTGGCCGCAGGCGCAGATTTTGTGATGGTTGGTTCAATGCTCTCTGGCACAAGGGAGACACCGGGAAATGTATTTACGTCGAAAGAAGGGAAAAATTATAAAATTTATAGGGGAATGGCGTCGGCTAAGGCCCAAACAGATTGGAGAGGAAAATCCTCCACACCGGAAGGAATTTCAACTACAGTGGCCTACAAAGGAGAGGTTGCTCCTATATTGGATAATCTTTTGGGTGGTATTAGGAGTGGATTTAGCTATTCTGGCGCTCGGACCTTAAAAGAGTTACAGATTAAGGCGAAGTTTATTCGACAAACGTCTGCCGGCAGGCTAGAAAGCTCTACTCATATTATGAGGAAATAAGATGTCAGAATATGGACGTGAAAAAAAACAAATTTGTTTTGATAGCGTAACAAAATTACACGCTGACCTTAAAATAAGACTACATAATGATAATATAAAAATTAAAGAATTTTTTAATGAAGTAGCAAGGGCTTATGTGGAGCGAGATGATCATTTAATAGGATTTGTCGAGAAACTAAAAGAAAGAAAGGGCATCTCTAAAAATATTAGAAAGAAAGTTTCTAAGGCGCGCCAAAAACAAAAAGAAATTATTAATCAATTTGGCTTGAATAAAGATGAAATTGAAAATATCTTTGATATAATAGAAAAGGAGAATTCAGAGTTATGAGAGAATGTTTAGAAAAATGTGTTAAAAATAATATAAAATGTAAACAAAAAGAGTGTCGGCTATGGATAAATTATGAAGTGGATTTGAATTGTTCTCTTTTATCGGTACAGAAGCATGGTGACCTCACGTTAGAAGAGACAGCAAAGAGATTAAATTTGAGCATTGTGCGTGTAAAACAGTTACAGGATCGTGCCATACAAAAATTGCAAAAAAACAGACGTTTAAAGGTCTTGTAACTATTTATTAAAGGAAACGCCAGAGGTGCTGGCACACAGATCATAAAAAGGAGATTTTTCCAATGAGCAATAAAAAGAACTTACTAAAAGAAAATACAGTTCGGCGCTTTATGAAACTGGCCGGTACACAGGCTATCGGGAGCGGCTTTTTACAAGAGAATTATGAGGAGCTTACTGAGGCCCCCGAAGATGAACTTGAGGCTGAAGTCGAAGTCGAAGAAGAGTTACCTGGCGAGCCAGAAGGCGTTGAACTAGAAGTTGAAGAAGAGGTTGAAGAAGAACCCGAAGACGAAGGCTCTATTGAAGCGTTTGCACGCGATACTTTAGACGCAGTTGCCCGTGTTGCCAAAGACCATGGCGTTGACATTGAAGTTGAAGAAGGTGAAGAGCCTGAAGAAGTAGAAGTCGGTGAAATGGAAGTTGAAGAAGACGACCTTGGAGGAGAGCTTGGTCCTGGCGATGAAGAGATGGAAGTTGAAGAGGAAGATGATGAGGCAGCTTTAGAGGCACTTCAAGAGATCACCTACATCGATGAAGACGTCTTGATGGAAAAGGTATACAAGCGCGTTGCGTCGCGACTGCTTAAAGAAAAGCGCGCCGATGCCGTAGCTGAAAGGTTGGCTCAAAGGCTAGCTGGTCGCGTTTCCAAGAAGCTACGCTAATTTAAATGTATGAGTTGATATGGTTCGTCTCCGGCGCCATCACTTATAAGTTTCTTTCAAAGTGGCTTGCTTTAGGGCAAGCTGCTGTTGTATTTAAAAATATTGAAATTAATATTTTAGTCGTGTTGGCCTCTTTGACGGAAGATATTTCGTTTATTAAGACTCTTCGATATAAAACAATGAAAGATTCCGGCGCAGATCCGGAGCAAATAGAAAAGAATCGTGCGCTTGATGATGAGTTCTTCGATGCATGGAAAATTTCTTGTATTTATAATATGCGTGCATCGACACCACGCTATATCAAGCCCTCGTTTTCTACTTGGAACGAGGGAATGAATCTTATGAACAAATTTTATAAGGACCAGAAGAGTGACAGACTTTAAAACAGGTAACAAAGCATTAGAGTGGTTTATAAAAGAGGGCGCTTTAACTCAGCAGGACAATATTTATACGGCGCCACGAGTTTTTGTGGCAAATTCAATTATTAATTGGGTTAAAACAGAATCTTCAACCTTAAAACAAGAAGAAATAGAATATATAATGAAAACGGTAAGATTGTTTTTACAAAACCAGCTAGAACTAAAATGGGCTGACGGTAGAATAGAAATAGTATCAACAACTAGCGCTGACAGTGAACCATTATTTGAAGAATTATGATTTTAACAAAGGAATTATATGAAACGCCTGACAGAAGAGACAGAAGAGACAGAA